TGGATTGACTCTTCTTAATATGAAGAGAATATCTGATATGGTTCTAGTTCGTTCTGCAGTTGAGTCTTCGGATTCTAAACTTGGTTTCTTACCAGGAACCTTGGATGAAAAGATAGCTGTATATCTTACACCCTTTCATGATAAATTTGAAGAGCTTCTTTGTAAAGCACAATTAGATAAACTTCAAAAAGACAATAGATTAACTATATGTCCTATTAATTTTGCTAGAGGTCTTCATTTCTCAGCAAAATTCATTTGTGCAGATGAAGTTCAAAACTTTTCAACTAGAGAAATACACACACTCATGAGTCGTATAGGAGAATTTTCTAAAGTGTTTCTCTGTGGTGACCCGGAACAAAGTGATCTTCCGTATGGAAAGTCGGGTTTCAATAAAGTGTATGAATTATTCAATAACGATGAGGCTAAATCTCAAGGCATATACTGTATGGAATTAAGTGAAGAAGATATTGTTCGTTCTGAATTATGTAAATTTATCACCCATAAATTTAAAGAACTTCATGTAGCTAAGCAATTAGAAGAAGCAAATAAACACCAGCATAATAAAGAAAATAAACTTGGTGAAGTTATTTCTACTTGGAAACCCAGTGATAACAAGTAAATATATCAATATGAATAATAGACCAGAATATCAAAGTCTCGCTAATAGACCTATAGCATGCACCTTTTGTGGTGCTCATGTTGACGGTAGAATAGTTGAGAGTGTAGATCAAAGAACTAAAAAGGTAGAAAAGAATATCCGTTGGCAATGCGGTCGCTGCGGCAATCTTGTAAGACAAGGAAAAGTAGCTTAATATGGATTTGGACAAGGTTTTAAACGAGGCTATCAATGAAGATATAAGCACTCTCTGGAATAATGCTCATTATGGAGCGTCTAGTGAGGCACCTCGTAAAGACTTTGTCGGGTTTAGTACACAGGATGGGTATAATTTCCCATATCAACACAATGCCCCTCCTGTGTTTCCTCCTACAGAACCCCAACCAGAACAAACCCAAAGTTTACCTTGGCCACTTCAAACAGTTTCTGATGATTTAGCAGACAGCTTTGTTTATTTAACAGCTGCTACAAATAAAATAAAAACATGCCTTGACCAGAACGCAGCAATTTCTGATAATCAAAAAAGACAATTAGAACAATTACATAAAGGTGCTATAAAGACATTACAAAATATAAAGTTAATAGGAGATGAACTATTAACAGTAGCCCCATTAGCAGGCCCTTTGCCTCCACAAACCCCCGGACATCAGTAGAATCTTGTTGACGTTCCAGTCAATTTGATACAAAATCTTCTAGTCATGAAGATTAACAAAAATATTATAGCATTCATCAAATCCACTGGAGTCGTCTTATTCATTTCGACTATGGTGGGTTTATCCGTCAAATTAATTAATGGAAATTTTTGGGTTCCATTTATTTTAGCAACTTGTATACAATATGTATTGTTTACATTTTTAGCTAATATAGTTAACAATTATTTTAGTCAAAAGACTCGATTAAAAGAGTTAGATAAATTAGAGCAATTATCTAGTCTATTAGAATGTGCTTATTGCAAAGCACCTAATATCATTACCTTTATTCCAGATCAAAATGAGAGGATTGAATTTCATTGTGATAAATGTTCTGGTAAAAATGTAGTGACTATTAATTTTACAGTAGCTAGAATAACCGAACCAGTAGATATTGCTCCTCCAGCATTACCTACACCTCCTCCTATCGAAGCATAAAAATATGAACACAAAACACGACATAGAACTAGGCCCTATGCAAAACCCTTTGCCTTGGTGGGATAAAACCAAACAAGAGGCATCTACTCTTTCAAGATGGATTGCTCTTTATGAAGCAGTTAATATTATTGCTGATAAAGCAGAGGAAAAAGGTATTAAAATAGATGATGTAGAATTTAAACCTTTAGCTATTCACAAATACATGGAATCAACAGAAAATATTATTTTCAAAAAGATTTTAGAGGAACAGTATAAAATTAAAATTTGTTACTCTGAACCTCAAAGTGAAGAGCATTCAGAATTAGAAACAGAATACGTAGATTAATAACCTCCGTATATACCAGTATTACTACAAGGATTTTCTTCTACGTAATCAAAGTTTTCTAACCCTGCTGCATTAGCTGCATTGTTATCATCAAGCGCTACATTACCTTGACCAGGACCTGGATTATTAGCTCCATTTCCTTCCATACTGTAATCGTAGCGCTTAGCTTTGAAAAACCAAACATAATGACCTCCTAATGGATTACCTTGAAACTCATCTATGACTTCTGTCAATTGATAAGTGTTTGGTCCTCTCTTAGGATAATTTAAACGATCAGAACCAAATTCAGACAAGGTCATTACGTCTCCAGCTTTTGGTTCTGTTGAAGCTCCGAAAGTTTCTGTATATGTTTCATAATGAATTACTCCAGATAAATCACTATCAGCAATAATACCAAATTTAGATAATAAAATAGAATCATTACTAATATTCAATAAAACTATTAAAGGCTGAGATGGATTAAAACCAGCGGAAGGATCTTCTCCGTATAAGAAATTAGAACCAGAAAGAACTGTAGCATTTGTAAAATATTGAACTTCTTGTCCATTAATATTAATTTGTTCTTTCCACCAACCATTAAAGTTAGATCTTTCATTAAGGTTGTATTCTTTATTTAAATAACGTAGAGATTCCATATTATTTTTTTAATCTTTCCAAACCAAATTTCTTTGTTTGTGGGTTATAACTTAAAGTTATGCCAGTGCGATTAATAGATTTGGAATATGCTTTATCTTCTGTATGATTAATGTGATAAGTCTTAGCTAATCTCTTCCCAGTTGCATAACCAATATTTGGCCACTTTCCGTATTTGTCATTTTTTACAATTCTATCTACTAAAGGATCATTAGCTTGTTGGCCCTTGGAATAAGGCACTTGATTCAAGTGTTTTCTATTCATTGACCTCATAGGGTTCTGTTGATGTTCTCTAGTATGAGGTGTAGAATTTTTAAAAAATGAAGAAAAGCTTTCTTGCATAAAGATACTTAGGGAATTTGGGTAAAAAAAAACTCCGTCTTGCGACGGAGTTTTTTATTGATATATTTATTATATTAACCTTGTGCGAAAAGTGGCTTACCTGGAGTTACACCACCAACATTTTGCTTACTCTTATCGTGTAATTCTTCTGGGTTACCCTTGAACTCTTCTGGCTCTCCGTCTACTTTAGGACCCTTTACAACTGAGCCAGCTTTCTTAGTAACTGGTACTGCACCTTTGACTTCATGTCCTTTTGTTAAACCGGCTGAGAGTTTTTCTGAATCCTTAAGTGCATGACCAAGTACTTCTGCTTCAACGGCTTCTGGTACAACTGGCTCAGCAACTTCTGACCCTTCTTCACCAACAGTAACTTCTTCTTCATCGCTTACTGCACTGGAAACTAATTTCTCTAAAGCTTCTACTGCACCTTTAAGATGAGCTAATACTGCTTCGAGACCTAATTCTTCGCCATGCTCATGAGCTGCGGTGCCTTCTGGCTCACCTAAACCAGCAAATTCTAATGGCTTATCATCACCGGCTTCTTCTTCCTCTTCAGCTTCTTCAAGCTCCCAATTTTCTTGGGCTAAAACCTTATTATAAAGAACGTCGAAAGGATTTGTTGATTCAGACTTAACTGACTTAGGAGCTGACTCCTCTGGTGTTACATCTGCTTGTGATTTGCCTTCAACTGGAGTTTCGACTGTGCAATTTGCATCAGGTCCGGAATCCTTAACGAAATTCTTGGCCTTTTCAGAACCTTCAAGTTCCCCAGTGTTATCAGCGACTACATTGGAGGTCTTCTTGGTGTCTTCGTTTAATACGGAGAGGTATGATTTAATGAGTGACATATGTTGTGAATATATTTACCTCAATTGATGTCCATTTCAATTAAAATTTTACTTCAAGCATCTTTTAATATTTGCTCTACCTCTTTACTTAGGTCTAAACATTCTATTAATTCATAATCATCTTTGCCGTTTACCCACACTATATAATTCTTTTCAATTTCCATACCAGTATGCTTTTCTATAATGTGCTGATAAAGACAAAGTTGTAAACTATATTTTACAAATTCACACGAAGGAAGATATTGGAAAGGAGCTAATAAAGTATCTCCTCTAGAATTTTTCTTTTCAATTGCTTTATTAGTCTTGTAGTCAAATATAACTAATTTTTTAGTCTTTGTATTATATGAAAGATTGTCTATAGTACCGCAAACACTAGCTTCTTCATCTCCTACTACAAATTCTGGCTTTACTAAAACATGATCTTCTTTCCACCAATTATAAAAATTTAAAAAGTTAGTAATAAGATGAGCTTGTTCTTTATAATATTCTTCTACAGTTCCTATATTATGATTTTCTTTTAAAAAAACCTCTATAGCTTTTCTATCAATAGGTATTTGTCTACGCTGCAAATAATTTTCAGCAAACAAATGGAACTCTGAACCCTTATGAGAAGAATAGTCTCTCTTATAATCCCATTCCTGAAGAATATCTTCAATAAGAACTCCTTTCTTATTAGCAACGTGTTTAGCCATCTCATCTCTCGGAAATGGCTTCTCATATTTTTTAAGAATCTTAGTTACAGAATACTTGGCAATCTTACCATTAATTCTATAACTGTGATCTTTATCTACAAATAGAATATGATCAAAGGTCTTTTCTAATTTAGCAAAATTATCCATTATCTAAATCCAATACGCGGAACGTCTTCTTCCTTCTCTTCATAGAAATTAACTTTATCTTTTAAGTTATAAATATCAGCAATAGACATCTTTTCTTTAATCTCTGATTCTATTAGTTTATCAGAATAATTCAAGGACTTTGCTAAATTTTTAGCATCTTCAATCTTTAGAAGATCAAATTCATAATCAACTCGAAGGCGACCTTTTCTTTTTAAAGCTTCATCAACTTCTTGTCTAGAGCAATTATAAGTTAATACGACTGCTGTTTTTAAGATATCACTCATAATACCATCAGACAGATTTAAAAGTGATGATACAGAAGAAGCCATGCCATTATCTTCTCTTTTAATAATAGCCTTTTCTGCGTCTTCTAAAATAAGAATTGAATTAGGTTTTTGTAACAGAACTGATAAGCTATTTGGATCTGAAGTAAAGAATTCTAACATACTTGTAGGAATATAGATAAAATCTCTATCAATTTGACCTGCTAAATACTTGATATAGGTAGTCTTACCTGTTCCTGGAGGTCCATGGAACATATAAAGACCACTAGATTTTTCTGAAAGTCTTTCTTTAATAGTTTTATCTATTTCTACGAAGTCTTTTCCATAATTTAATGCTAAATCAACATTATCTGGAATATCCACTGAAATAGGCTCAAAATCATATTCACCATATTGTGTCTTAATAAAAAGATGAACTCTACCTTTAGCTGGTTTATGAATAAATTCTACAAAATCTTTAAAAGGAATATCTTGAACATTAGAAGGAAATATGAAACCTAAATTAAAAATTTGTGAAGGTGAATATTGTTTATCTTTTTCTACCTCAGACCATTCTAATGGAGGGCTAAATCCGGCTGAAATAGAAAGATGTTCTTTTTCATCGGTTTGATTTTTAATGGATAATCTTACAAAAACCTTTTTATACAGAAACCAAAAAGTACCACCTCTTACTCCTTTGATACTGTCTTTTTCTAATAATTCTATCTTTCCAGTGGAAGTAAAATTCATTAATTTACCACCTTTTAAAAGAAACGATAATATTTCACCAGTAAATTCTTCATCAGGATAGCAAAAACTAGGGGCTACCCCGTAAGTGTTTTCTATATATCTTCTTATAGGAAACTCGTTGTCATTGACAAGGTTATAATAAATTTCACCATTATCTTTAGACAATTTCATTATATTTTTGCTATTTAAATTGAACATACTTCTATTAATATAAAGCAATATAAACAACTATCAACTTGAAATGAATTAAAAGGCTTTTATAATCTAAGTATTGAAATGAAAAAGATAACCAAAAATGAAATATCTATTATATATAAGAGGTGTTTAAGTTTGGTTAAACGTAAACCAGCTGAGTTCTTTTCATTAAAAAAGATGAGAGGTACACATGGCTTATGTAATTGGA